CACCAGCGGGAACCGAAAAAAGCACGGAACCCTGGGAACGTGCCATGCGTCGCGCGGGCGATTGCGGGTCGTGGACTCGGCGCGCTACGGGGTCCCAAGTTCCGGCCAACTTCCAAACGCCATGGTTGACGCGAGGGGCTCCGGGGTGTCATATTCCTGCCAGATGGAGCCTGAAAAGCACCCTGAAGGCCCTGAGCAGGGCCTGAGAACCTCACAGCAGGTTACACGGGTCAAACGCACGCAGCGTGAAACTCAGTTCAAACCCGGCGTGAGCGGTAACCCGGGGGGGATGTCCCGCAAGCGGACGGTCACCCGCGAAGTCGAGCGCATCCTCCTCAGCGAACGGAACGCCGAGGCCAAGATCCTGGCGCGGGCGATCATCGAGAAGGCGAAGGCCGACCCCTCGGTGCTCAAGATCCTCCTCGACCGCGTTGAGGGTCCGATCGAGCAGCGCGTCCACCAGACGGGCGACGTCGGCCCGCAGTTCGTGGTCAGGATCGTCGATGGTGCGTCACGCGAGGAACCCCTCGAGGTTGATGCCGTGGAGATCGACGCGGTGAGGCTCGAACTCGACGAGATTAACCCGTGATCGAAGCGCCGCGCACGCGCTCGCGTGATGCGTGGCACCACGTCTACGGATCCCTCGCAGGATCCCGCGTGGTCATCGTCGGCAACAGCCCTAGCGCGACCGCTGAGCGCCTCGAGGTGCTGCGGCATTCCTATCACGTGGTCATCGGAGCCAACCGCATCTGCCGCATTGCCCCCGAAGGCACCATCGACGTCGTCGTCGTCGCGGACATCGGCATCCTCGAGAGCGCGACCGACAGCGCGGCAATCGTGAAGCAAAAGCCCGTCGCAGTCTTCGCGCATTCCAACGTTTTCGGCGATCCGGCTGCGCCTCACCCGATCCAGACTCGCGGGGTCTACGTCGCAGAGTTCGAGCTTGCCGGCGAGCACGACCTCGAGCTTCCGAAATCCAAGACCGACCCGATCATGCGCACGGGCTCGTGCCCTGCGATGGCGGTGCAGATGGCGGTGCTACTGGGAGCTGCTGAGGTCGCGCTCCTCGGGGTGGATCACACCGCGCCCGAGCTGCGTGCGATCGGGGCGCCGACGCACTGCTACGCGACAGGCGACGACGTTGGCCCGCGCCGTCCGACCGGGGGGAGCGACACCCTTCGCGCGATCCAGGTCTACCGCGCGATCCGCATCTGGGCCGAGTCGCGCGGAGTCCGATGCGTCAACCTCTCACCCGTGAGAGACGCCCCGATCCATAAAGCAGGTTGGGAGCGCTGCCCCGTAGACTGATGCCGCGTGCCCAGATCCGAGCCGACGGCACCGACCCGCAGAGCCGCATGATTGCGATGATGCGCGCGGCCGGCGGCACGGTCACGAAGCAGCAAGCGCACGCGGAATGCGGCTGGGGCTACTCCATGGTGATGCACGCGCTTGAGCGCCGCGGTATCGTCACGCGCGATGGGATGGTCTGGCGGCTGGTGAGATGAAACAGTCCTTCGCCTTCACTGCCGCGGGCATCGATCTGCTGGATGGTCCGGCGGAACACTCGACGATCGCGTCTCAGGTCGACTCGGTTGGCCGTTGGCACGCGACGTTCGTCGTCGCTCCTGGGCCCGCACGCTGGCTCATCGATCCGCTCCCCGTCGCGCCAACGCGGTGAACGACATGGAGAAAGCGACCCTGGCTGCCCCGTTCCCGTACTTCGGCGGCAAGTCGAGAGCGTGCGGCGTCGTGTGGGCCGCGCTTGGAGATCCGCCGAACTACGTCGAGCCGTTCGCTGGATCGCTCGCGATGCTGCTGGGCCGCGCCGGCATCGGCAAGACAGAGACGATCAACGACCTCGATGGGTTCGTGGCGAACTTCTGGAGGGACGTCTCCAAAGACTGGGAAGCGGTAGCACACCACGTCGATTGGCCCGTCAACGAGAGCGACCTGTTCGCCAGGCACTCGTGGCTGGTGCGCAAGTCGGCGGACTTGCTTGAGCGCCTGCACGGCGACCCGGATTACTTCGACGCGAAGGTAGCAGGCTGGTGGTGCTGGGGCTTGTGTGCATGGATCGGAAGCGGTTGGTGCAGTGGCACGGGCCCGTGGCTACACGACGGCCAGACGCTGACAAAAATCAAGGGCCCGAGGGGCGAGGGCGTGAAACGGCAACTGCCGGACCTGCATGCGGGCCGTGGCGTGAACCGGCGGCTTCCAGTTGGTGTGGTGTCCCGCACCGAATTCATCCGCGAATGGTTCGAGGCTTTGTCCGAGCGCACGCGGGACGTGCGGGTTGCTGCGGGCGACTGGCAGCGCGTGCTGACGAAAAGTGTGACGACGCGGCAGGGGCTGACCGGTGTCTTTCTCGACCCGCCGTACACCGCAGGCAATGTGGACTACGCCGTCGGCGGTGTGGGCGGCCCACTGGCTGACGCGGTGCGAGACTGGTGCGCATCCAACGGAGACAACGAGCAAATGCGCATCGTGATCTGCGGGCACGCGGGGGAGCACGACGCGCTGCTCGATCTTGGATGGTTCACCCGAGCTTGGAAAGCTCGTAGTGGCATGGCCTCGACCGATGAGGCGAATGCCCGCCGCATCTCCGAAACCGTGTGGTGCAGCCCCCATTGCGTGCGAGTCCCTGCGCCCGCGTCCGTGGTGTCCTCTCTTTTCTCTGCCGGGTGACGCAACACTACACATGGCGCGTCTTCGGGCCGCAGGGGCCGTTCCTTCGCTCGACCGCGGATGAGTGCCTTTACTCCGGCGCGGTGCGTGGCGGCAAGACCGTCGCGGCATGTTTGAAGGTCGTCACGCGCGCGAGCGTGCCAGGCGCACGCGAGGGCATCGGCCGCAAGCACGCGAACACGATCAGGCCGACGACCCTCAAGACGCTGCTCGAAGGCGATGGTGTCCTGCCTCCCGTGTTGCCTCGCGGCAGCTACGAGCACAACCAGCAGCGCGCCGAAATCAAAATCCACGGCTGCGGTGAGATCGTGTACTTCGGGCTCGATGACCCGCTCAAGATCGGTTCGCGTTCGCTTACCGGATTCACCGGCGATGAGGCGTTGGAGTTCGAGAAAGCCGACTATGACATGCTCCACACGCGCGTCTCGCTCGACGTGCCGGGCTTGAAGAAGCAACTCAACTGGGTGACGAACCCGGGGCCTCCGACGCATTGGCTGGCCGAGCAGTTCGGCATTCTTGACGAGTCGCTCGCGCTGCCCGGGACCGAGGTCTTCCGCACCACCACGGCGGACAACCCGCACATCGGCGCGGACTACATCGCGCGGCTGCAACGCCAGATGAGCCCCACCAACTACCGGCGGCTGGTGCTCGGGCAGTGGGTCGGCGCGGAGGGGCTTGTGCTCGACAACTGGGACCGCGCGATCCACATGCAGGACCGAGAGGGGCCCTGGGAAATGACCGTCGTGGGGATCGACGACGGCGTGGCGGATCCGTTTGTTGCGACACTGGTTCACGTCGACGGGCGCGGCCGGATCCACGTCGAGCGCTCCTGGTACGCGCACGAGCTGACGGTCGCTAGCAAGATCGCGCTGGTGCGTGAGCTGATCGCTCCGCACATGCGGACGTTCGCTGTGTGCGTCGTGGACCCCAGCGCCGCGCAACTCAAGGTGGACATGATCGGCGCCAACCTCCCGGTCATGGACGCCGACAACTCGGTGATCCCGGGCATCGAGCGCGTGCGGTCTGCGCTCGGCGTGCCGCTCGGCGAGATCTTCCCGCGGCTGACCTTGGCCTCCGCGTGCGCATCATCCCGCGAGAGCATGCGCACGCCGCCTCCGCCTGGCGGCCTAATGCGCTCGCTGATCGGGGAGATCGAGAGTTATGAGTGGCGGCGGGTGAAAGGCGAGGCGCGCGAGATGCCCGAGCACCGCGCATCGCACGGGCCGGACAGCCTCCGGTACGCGCTGAGCCGCCTGGGGGCCATTGGCCCGGTCGTGTTCTGAGGTTCTATGCTTCGGCTTTGCTTCGGCTATGCTTTTGGCATGGACGACCACTCGAAACTGCACCTTCTGGCCGATGCGTGTGCCCCCGACCTGGCGGGATCGCTGAAGAAGTACAACGCCGAAATAGCGTTCCACGCCGCCATGGAGGCCGCGGGATATGTGACCTACCGGAACACCGGGAGGCGATACCGAACCCCATCCGGGGGCTACCGGAGTTCACTCGTCCGGGCCGCCAAAGCTTGGGCGACGCCAGCCCGACCCCCTGGGTCCCCCGAATGAAACTGCGCCCGCGGTCGGCTTGATCGCTCTGCCGCGCTCCTATCGGGTCACCGGGAGTGAACGGTGCTCGATTCATCACTGAGGCCGCAGCCAGCGTGCGCGCGGCCGCAAAGACGGTCACCCGCGGCGGGATGGCGCTCGGAGCGTACGGCACCGGGCCGCTGGCAGGGGCTGGCGGCGTGGCCATGCACAGCCTCGCTATCCCCGGGATGGCTGAGAGCTGGCACGGCGGCACGCTAGCGATTGCCCGCCTTCGCCTGCGCGGCAGCGACGCAATCGAGCAACCGTACACGCAGCACTGGCTCGTTCACCTTTGCATCCGCAAACGCGCCGAGCTGCTCTCGGACATGCCGCTCGCGCTGTGGACCGACCGCTCCGACTACGCGACGAAGCTCCAGTCGCACCCGATTCTCGATCTGCTCGCACGGCCCAACCCAGTGATGGGTTCGCGCTTGTTTTTGAAAGCAACCGAGATCTATCGGTTGCTCGACGGCGAATGCTTTTGGGCCCGGCTCGACGAGCGGTACCTGCCGACCGCAGATCCCATCCCGGCGCACCTGATGCCGATCCGCGGCTCGCAGGTCCAAGCCGAAATCAACTCCAGATCTGGCGTCGTGGAGCGGTACCGGTACACCGGCGACGCGACGATGGAGTTCTCCCCGCAGCAGATCGTGCGGATCTCCGAATTCAATCCCTACGACCCGGTGCGCGGTTTGGGGCTGGCCCACATCACGCTGCGCCAAGCCGATCAGGATTACCAGCTCGACCGCATGACGGATGCGCTGGTGAACAACGGCGGGCAGCCGTCGATTGTGCTGTCTTCGGATCAGATGCTGACGCCGGACCAAGGCAGGCAAGCGAAGGAGGTATCCGACGAGAAGCTCAGGGAAGGCGGAACGCTGATCCTCACGCAAGGATTGAAACCGGTCAACGAGGCCTTCACACCCGTTGAAATGGCGTTCATGGAAGGCCGCGTGTGGAACCGCGACGCGATTATTGCCGCGTTCGGATTGAACCGCGTCGTCCTCGGGTTCGTGGAAGACATCAACCGCGCAACGGCCCAAGAGGCTATCGCGGTCGCGCTGGAGCAGACGATCATCCCGGCGGCTCACGACGTCGAAGAACAGATCCAGTCGCAGCTAGTCGACGTTGCGGCACCGGGTCGCGGCATCGTCATCGGCTTCGACTCATCCGGCATGACGGCGCTGCGAGCTAGTCGCGATGCGCAGGTCGCGCGCGTCAAGACGTGGGTCGATATGGGCCTGACGGTCCAAGCGGCTGCACGGCTGGAAAACATCGAGGACGACATCGCGGATGCGGACATCAAGCCGTTGCCGCCCTCGTTGCCCGCTTTCCCGTTCGAACAGCAAGCGCCCGCGGTGCATCGGCGCATGCGGCTCGACATGCAGGACGACCGGCGCGCGGTTGCGTGGCACGAATACGCCGCCGCGACGCGTGCGCAGGACAACGAGCTACAGACGCTCTTCGCCGGGGCTCAACGAGCGTACCTGCGTGCGGTGAGTAAGCGCGTCGAAGACATCGCAGCGGGCGACGGCCTGAGCGGGACCCTCAAAGCGCAGAGCAAGGCCGACGTCGAAGCGATGATGGCCGCGCTTGCGGATCTGATGCCGTCCGACATCGGGTTTGCGGACGCGCTCAAGCAGCCGTTCGCCGCAACCATGGCGAAGATCCTCGACGTTCAAGCGCGGACGATCGCGCGCCGTTTGGGCAAGTCGGCCGCGCTGTTTACGGCTCAGTCGCCCGCGGCCGCCGCGTTCCTCGGAACGAAGGCGATCAAGGTCACCGAAGGCACGATGAGCACGCTTGCCCGCTTCACGCGCCGGCAGATCGCGGAGGCGCTGGTCGCGGAAAGCTACACCGTCTCATCGGTCGCGGTCGGGCTGCGCGCTCAGTTGGCGCGGATCAAGACGATGGTTCAGGCGACCTCGCAGCAGATCGACGCGCGCGCGATGACGATCGCACAGACCGAAGCTGGCGCGGTCGCGAACTTCTCGCGCGTGACCGAGATGCGGCTGATCGGGCTCAAACGGCACGAGTGGGTCACCAGCCGCGACGAGAACGTCCGCGACACGCACGCGCCGCTCGATGGGCAGGTCGTCGAGATTGGCGCGCAGTTTTCGAACGGGCTGCGCTGGCCGAACGATCCGCAGGGCGACGCGGGCGAGGTCATCAACTGCCGGTGCACGGTTGTAGGGGTCTTTGACGAGGGAGAAGAATGAAGCTCGAAGCAAGCGATCGACTGCGCCTGGTGCGCCTGTTCGCCGCGGATATCGCGACGCCGTCTCAGATCGAGACGATCGATGAGCAGATGGCGGCGTCCGCGCGCGTGCTGCCGATGCGTCGGTCCGTCGCGTATAGCGTCCAGCCCGAAGGCGGGTTGCTGCGGTTCGTGATCTCCGACGAGCGGGTCAACCGCTACGGGGACATCGTGCGGCAAGACGGATGGAAGCTAGAGAACTTCCGCCGCAACCCCATCGCGCTTTGGGGTCATGACTACGACCAGCCGATTGGCACGTGGACGGACATCCGCACCGAGATGCTCGATGGTGGCAAGGTCACCACGGGCGCGGTTCGCTTGGCTTCCGAAGCGAGCGAGGACATTGCGCGCATTGACCGGCTGGCCCGTGCGGACGTGCTGAGGGCGGTCTCGCCCGGCTTTTTGAATCTGAAAAGCCGCAAGCCCGCAAACGATGAAGAGCGCGGTCGCCTGGGCCTGGGCAAGTACGGGGTCGAACTGCTCGAAAACGAGCTTCACGAGATCAGCTTGGTCTCGGTCGGTGCGCAGCCCGGCGCGCTCAAGATGAGCGTCGAGGCCGGTCACATCACGGCAGCCGACGCCGAGTACATCGAGCGATCGAGCCCGCAGACCGAGCGCGAGATCCTGCGCACGCACGAGCGAGATATCGCGCTGTCCTCGACGCTGCGCATCAGCGCGCTTGAAGGCTCGATCGCCGCGCGCCTGGACGCGCAGGGCGCAGAGCTGAGCGAAATCAAGCGGCTGCTCATGCGTCGGGTCGAGTCCGACGCGGAGCTTGCTGCACCTGCGTACTTCGCTGCGCTGGACCGAGAAATGGAAGCCGCACTCCGGCAGATCGCCACATGACACAGTTACAGCTTACGCGAGCGTTCCGGCTTGCGGCTTCCTCTTATTATCGGTCGCAGATCACGCTGCGCGACTTCGACGAAGAGTCGGAAGCGTCTCGGCAGTACGCGATGACGAACGACGCGGACGCTGCGGCGCTCGTGCCGTTTACCGCGCTGACGGATAGCCTGATCCCGGAGATTGCATCCGAGAGCATTACCGAGCGCATGGGTGCGCGCACGTTCGCGGGAATGGTCGGCAACGTCGTCATCCCGACGGACGAAGGCGGTATCCGGTTCACCCCGCAGGACACCGAAGCTGCGGAATCGAGCACGCCAGCATCGACCGCATTCGGCGCGATCATGCCGGAGATTTGCGTCCTCACCGCGGAAATCCCGGTGTCGTTCGCGTTCTTGAACACTTCGGGCCCCGCGCCTGAAGCGTGGCTGCGACGCATCATCGCGCGCCGGTTCGCTGCTGACCGCGACCATTACGCGCTGCAAGGTAGTGGCGTCGACGGCAACGTTATGGGTATCGCCAGCGCGCCTGGCGTCAACGCGGTTTCGTTCGCTGGAGCCACGTACACCGGCGCATCGCAGACCATCACGAGCCTGCTCGATGATTTCTACTGGTTGGCGGTCGACAACGGCGGCGAACTCGGGTCGAGCCGCTGGGGTTACGTTGCCGAGCCCGCGGTCGGGCGCAAACTGAGCCGGGTCAAGTCGACAACTGGCAAGGACGTCCTGTTTCCATTTGGCAAGCGCGAGCTGATGGAGCACTCCGTCGGCTGGTCGCGGCTCGCTCGCGCAAGCTTGAGCACCGCCGGCACGACCGACGCGGGCCTCTTCTTCGGCGACTTCTCTCGCATGATCCACATGCTCTGGGGAGCGCTTGAGATCCGCATCGTCGAGTCCGGCGACGACGCCAAACGCGGCCGTGCGAGGTTCATCGCGCGCGCTCCCTACTCCGTGGTGCTCGAGCGCCCGGAATCCTTTTCCCGCGCTACGTCCTTCACCGTCGCGCTGTCCTAGTCCGAGGAATAACAATGTCCCAAGTAGATATCCCCCAGGAGGTCAAGGCCACGCTGGGGAAACTGACCGAGAGCGTGCAAAGCCTGCGCGCAGAGCGCGAGTCGGCCGACAAGCTGACGCGCGACGAGCTGGCCGCCAAGATCGAGGCGCAAGACGCGACGATCGCGAAGCTGCAAGCGTTCGCCGACACCGCCGAGAAGCACCAACTCCCGGGCCTGGAGCTGGAAACCGCTGCAAAGCCTGGGTTCTCGCTGTTCCGCTGCATGCAAATCGCAGCCAGCGAACTCAAGAACGGCGGCCAGCGCATGGGCCGCGACCTGATGTCGGACAAGACGTACGGGCTCGAGATCGAAGCCATCAAGCAGTACGCGAGCCAGACGGGCCAGTCCTGGGCCGACGGCGGAATCCTGATCCCGCACGTGGTCCAGGCCAACGCCATCATCCCGCTTCAAGCTCGGATGAGCGTCGGCGCGAGGCTCGGCGTGACTCAGATGTCGGGCATGGTCGGCACGATGGAGTGGCCGGTCGAGGGTATCGACCACATCGCTTACTACGTCGACTCCGAGGCGATGGGAGCGACCACCTCGAGCGCGACCACGATGGGTTCGAAGAAGGTTTCGCCGCATCTCATGGGAGCGGACACCAAACTCTCTTGGGGCATGCTCACGCAGACCGCGGGAGCGATGGAGCAAATCGCCAACCGCAAGATCGCGCGCGCGTTCGCGCTGATGCGTGACCGGATGCTGATCCACGGCTTGGGCACAGACAAGCAACCGCTTGGCCTGAAGCTGACCCCGGGCGTTCTCACTCACTCGTTCAGCGGCGTTCTCTACAACCACGTCCCGAGCGACGTCGGTGCAGGTACTGGCTCGCAGACGATCACCGACGCGTTGGGCGCGATGTACTGGAAGATCCAGGCCGCGGAATACAACGACGGTGCCGAGAGCCCCTTCAAATACGCCGGCCAGAAGAGCGTTGGCGCGCGCATGGGGCGAGCCAAGAACGCGATGGGCACGAACCTGTTCACAGGTTTTGCCAGCGCTCAAGTCGGCGCATTCGACGGCTACCCGATGGTCTGGTCAAACCAGGTCGGTGCGCCGACTCTGGTCGACACCGGCGCGGAACTCTGGTTCGGTGACTGGTCGCAAATGGCTGACCTGTCCTGGATGGACTTCCGCCTTCGCGCAACCGAGGTCGACGACGACGCCAAGCGCGCTCGCGTGACCATCATTGCGCACCAGTCGCACGACCTGCTGTGCCTCCAACCCACCGCGTTCTGCCGTGCGACGTCGCTCGACGTCTGACAACAACAAGAGGAATATCCAATGAGCTTCACCAATGCCGGTTTCGGCACCAAGGCCGTGATGATCGGCCGCGCCAACGTGGCGACTGCGCTGACGTCGGTCCCTGCCGATCGCCTCGGCTTCGACGACGCACTGATCGTGCTTTCCCATGGAGCTGTCGCCGACACCCGGACCGTGACGGTCAATATCCAGAGTTCGGCGACGTCGGGCGGGTCCTATACGACCATCACCGGCGCGTCGCATGTTGTTGCCCCCGCGGAGGACGACCTGCTCGCATCCATCGTCTTTCATGTCGATCTTCGCGGCGCGCAGCGATTCATCCAGGCGACCGCCACCGTCGGCGGGTCTGGCGATTTCACCACTCACGTGATCGCGGTACTCCAAAGCGCCAAGTACACGCCTGACTCCGCGCCGGTTCTCGTCACTGTGCCGACCCCGGCGGCGTGATCTAAGACGATCGAAAGCGAGCCATGGCCCCCGCCAATCGCTCGCTTTCGATCGTCGCTCCGCTTCTCGCTTCGACCCACATGAGCATCCCCTACAACGTGAGCGACGACCCGATCAGCGTCGGGGGTTGGTGCGTGTCGTGATTGAGCTGGCAGAGATCACCTTGGGGCTCAACCTGACGCTTGACGCTGATCCGTTGATCCCCGATCTGCGGGCGGCTGCGATCTCGCAGTTTGAGCTCCTGACGGGTGCGTGGTGGAACGAGCGCACCGCTGTCGAGATCGTGATGCGCTACCCGCTGCGGCGCATCTACCTGCCGCTCCAGAACACGACGGCGATCGTTGTCGAGCAGCGCGAAGACGCAGCCGACGCGTGGGTCGCGCTCGTTGCCGAAGATGACTACGAGTTTCTCCAGGCGAGCGGGCAGAACTCTGCCAGCGTGCTCGAGCTGGACGTCGCGCCGCGCTTCCTGCGGCTGACCTTGACCGGTGGCTATTCCTCGTCGACCGTGCCCGCGGACATCAAGCGCGCGCTGCTCCTCGAAATCGGGTTCCAGCTACGCCGCTGGCAAGGCGGGCGCATCATCGCTGACAGTGATAGCAGGGACGGCGTGACGACCGACTACCTCCAGCAAGTCAGCCCCGGCGCGTTGGCGCTGACGGCATCCACGTCGCACCCCGTATTCTCCGATACCGCGAAGCGTCGGAGGGTCTTTCTCGCGTGACGACCTTCAAGATCACACTCGACCACGAGTCGCGCAAGCTGCTGCGCACGGCTCGCCGCAAGCTCGACCCCGAGGTCATCGCGCAAGACATCGTCGCGCACTTCGAACGCGACGGTCAGCGTGTGCGCGCCGCTGTCGTCAAGGGCTTTCTCTCAGGCCCGACCGGCCCGACATCTCGCGCGCGCCGCACGGGCGAGCTTGCGCGCAGCGTCGTCGGTCGCGGCACGATGGTCGATGGCTTGCCGGCGATCCAAGTGGGATCGTTCCGGCTGCCCTACGCGCGCGTGCAGCTCGGCGACGAGACCACGACGATCAAGCCGACGAAGAGCAAAGCCCTAGCGATCCCGGTCGGTGTTGCGTTGACGGCAGCCGGCCGACCGCGCTATCCCGCGGGTCCGCGGTCCTTCCCGACCAAGCTGACGTTCGTTCCGTTTCGGCGATCGACCGGCAACATTATCGGCGCGCTCTACGAGGCAAGCAAACTCAAGGCCGCCGCCAAGAAGGCTCGACGCAGCAAGTCTCCGATGAGCTTGCGCGACGTGCGCGCCGTGTTCTTGCTCGCGAAGCAAGTGCGCATCCAGGGCTCGGGCGCGCTTCGCCGCGGGTTCAATGACCAACTGCCGGGCATTGTCGGCCGTCTAAGCTCGGCCATCGAGCGCATTCTGAAGACGAGGCTGCGCACGTCATGAGCAAGCGAGCCGAGATCCTCAGCGCGCTCAAGACCTCCTGGGCGATCCAGAGCGAGGGGCGCTATTACGTGCGGCGCGGCCCGATCGACTGGCTGCATTTCGACTTCATTTCTAACCCTTACGCGGTCGCGATCGTCGTCGAAGCGTCCGCGCTCCCGATCCCTGCGTCGTTCACCAATCAGCCTGCCGCGTTCCGCACGCTCACCGTCGCGTTCGAGGTCTTTCAACGGATGCCCCAGGGCGCGCAGCAACCCGAGCTGTCCGAGGTCGTTCAGGAGCAGCTCGTCGCAGACATCATCGCGGTCATCGCCGACATGCACACACGCAAGGCAACGGACGGCACGCCGCTGATCGATGCCGTTGAAACCCCAGACGACGCGCTGTCCGACTGGAGCGACTCCACGATCGGCGTGCAAGGCGTCGTTGCTTCCATCCCCATGTCCTACCACGAGGTCTCCTGATGCCCAACGCAGATTATTGGAAAGTTGGTTCGCGCTTCTATTTCAAGCGCGACACCGCCAACGCGAAAAAGTACCCCATCCAGGATCTCGGCGTTCTGACCGAGGTCTCGCCGTCCTTCGACATCCAGACGATCCGCCTTCAGGACTCCTACGGCGGCGTGCTCAAGACCGTGGCCGAGGGCGTGTCCGAGTACAACGAAGCGTATGACCTCACGCTCCGCAACATGTCTCCGTGGAGCTTGCAGTACCTGTTCTCGGCCAATCCGCCGAGCGAGGTCACGACGGCATTCCAGGAGTTCGACGTCGCGCATTCCACCGACCTGTTCGTGGGTCAGTTCCTCCGCATCCAAAGCTCGACCGGGACATGGCAGTACCCGCTGGCGTCCATCGCGGGCATCTACGTCGGCACGTTGGCTTCGGTGACAGGCGCGGCCGGAGTTACGGCAATCGTCGCCAGCACGCGCACCTTCACCGTGGGCACCAATTTGACCGCCATCCTCGCAATCGGCGATCGGTTCATCCTTTCTCCGACGGGCTTGGCGAACGTCGCGAACGCTGGGACGTACCAAATCTCCTCGCTCACCGCGTCGACCATCGTCACGGTCGAGACCCCGGTCGCGAACGAAACGGCGGTGCAGGTCAAGCTGAGCCATGGTGAGTCTTCGCCTGGCGCGACCCTGGGCGTGCCGATCACGGATTGGTCCGTCGAGTCGCTCGATGAGGGCCTGCTGCGCACCGCTCCCGCCTGGGCCATCCCGGGCGGTTCGCTCGATACGCCCATCACAGTGCGCGTCGTCTACGCGGTGAAAGCTCTCACTGGCCGCCGCCTGCTGCTGCCGCAGACCGCTGCGAGCATCGTCGGCGAGGGCGCGCTGATCTTCGGGCGCGAGGGGAACACGATGAAGACCGTTCGCCAAGCTCGGTACAGCATCGTGCCGCAAAGCATGGACACCCCGCTCCCCAACAGCGGTTATGCGAGTTACGTGATTCGCGCGACGGTGATCAGCGATCTCACGGCAGTCGAGCCCGCCGGCGTCCTGCGCTGGACGGTCGGCGACGTCCCGACCCCGACCTGATAGTCGCGTTTGTGGGGGCCAGGCTTTGCGCGACGCGCGCGGGCCTGGCCTTTCAGGATCTGGCCGACCATGCAGCAAACCTCACCGCACCCCGAACTCGGCTGGATCGACTGCACGCTCGCCGGCGGCACGGTCCGGGTGTGGCCTATCGGTGTGGTCGCGATGATGCAGCGGTTGGCAACCCCGCAGGACATCGTAGAGGCCTACACGCGGTGTCTCGTGTTCCCGGCGCCCACGCGCATGGAAGAGGACGATCACACCGACCTGTTCTCCGCGTGGACCGCGCTGACGGCCAGCGAGCCGCAGGACGATGAGCAGTCGGACGACCCGACGATGGTCGAGCACCGGCAAGAGAAGCGTATCGCGAATCTCCGCGATGCCGCGGTCGAGCTGATGGCGTGCGGGCTGCCCTATCGCGCGATGTTCGTCGACCGCCAGCCAGGCGCGCCCTACGACGGCTGGACGGTGTATCAGTTCCGCGGCTGGTTGACCGCGTGCTCGAGGCACAAGAGCCGCGCGCACGCGGACAGGATCGAGGCCATGGGGCACGGCAGCAGCGCAGTCGCAGGCGGGCGTCAAGGCGCCCAGAAAGTCAACGAGCTGATTAGGCGGTTGCGTCATGGCTGACCCGAAAATCGTAATCACAGGCCAGTTCGACGACAGCGATCTGCGCCGCGGTCTGGACTCCGCAGCCGAGGGGCTCGAGCGCCTGGCAGACGCGACGGACGAACTCGACGGATCGGGCGCGGCCGATGAGCTAGATTCTGCCGGCGATGCGGCGGCCAACCTTGGCAAGGAGACCAAGGGGGCTAAGGTCGAGGTTGAAGGCGCGGCCAAGGCGCTCGACAGCACGGCGAAGACCGCCAAGACCGCGAGCGACGGGTTCGCGGGGCTGATCACCCGCCTCAAGGCGCTCGCTCTCGCGTACATCTCCATCCAGAGCATCCCGCGCGCCATTGCTGCGGCGCGCCAACAGGAGCAGTCCGAGCGCCGCGTCGCGGTTGCTCTCGGCGCGAATGTTGACGCGCTCGAGACGGTTCTCGCGCTGACGAAGGAGATCCAAGGGCAGAGCCTGTTTTCAGACGAGGCGCTCAACGAAGCCGCGTCGCAGTTGCTCAACGCGGGCACGTCCACGGACGACCTTGCCGCGAAGCTGCGGCTGGTCGCAGACGTCTCGTCTGCTACCGGCGCGACGCTCGAGGAGGTCTCGCGGGGCATCGCATCATTCGGGTCCGGCACCGCGGGCCAGCTTGCCGAGCGCATCCCCGAGCTGCGAGCGATTGCCAAGGAAGGGCGGCTGGCGTCGGACGGCATCGCCTTGCTTCAGGCTCGGTTCTCGGGCGCCGCGAAGCAGATCGCAGATACGGACATCGGGCGAATCCAAAAGGCCACCAACAGCCTGGGCGATGCGTTCGAGCAACTGGGCGACGCGCTTGCAAGCGGAGGCGCTGCGCGCGGCATCGAGGTGTTCGCGGCACTTGCAAACGACTTCGCCGGTTCGGTCAACGGCCTCGTGCAGGCGCTCGGCGGCGGGCCCGATGGCAGCTTCGAGGGTCGAGTCAAATCGATCCAGTTCGCATTCGGCGACCTGAACCGCGGGCTGCGCGACGACCTGCCGCAAGTCCGCGAAGAGCTGCGAGCGCTACAGGACGAGCTGGCGAAGCTCACTGACCCCGGCGTCGTGCGCGACACTGGCGCGCTGGAGCGTTTCCAGGCGCTCGAGGTCCAGGTCACCCAGCTCGCGTCGGCGTTCGACGGCCTCGCGGCATCCAGTGCGCAGGCCCGCGAGGTAGATCTCGGCGAGCTGTCTATCACCGCGCCAAACGTCGGCCCGGAAATCGATCGGCTCACCGCGCTGCTCGCGTTGCTCCAGGCTCAAGTTGGGCAAAGCGCGCCGATCATTCGCAGCTTGGGCGACGACTTCACGGCCTTAGCGGAGGACGTTTCCGCTGGGCGCATCTCGCTGGAGCAGGCCCAGGCGTCGTTCTCTGCGACCGTCGAAGCGCGCCGCGCGTCCATCGCGCAGGCCATCGCGGACCTCGAGGCCGTCAAGCAGGCCGACGCAGCGTACACGGCAGAGATTGACCAGCAGATCGTTGCGCTGAGGCAGCTTGACGCAGCGCTGACGCAGGTAGCGAACAACGGTTTCGCGGGCCTTCAAGCACAGATCGTCCCGGCGCAAACCGCCTTGGAGTCGTTCGAGCAGCGCTTCAAGGCGATCACCACGAACGCGGGTTCATTCACCAATCTCGGCGCGGATCTCGCGGACGGGCTCGCGAACGGCATTTCGGGGCTGGTGCAGGTGTTCGCGGCCGCGGATGGAAGCTTCAGCGCGTTCGCGCGCAACTTCATCCGGCAGATGATCGCGATGATCGCGCAGGCGCTCATCTTCCGCGCGATCTCCGGGATCTTCTCTGGCGCAGCCGTCGCGTCTCAAGCTGGCTTGGCAGTTCAAAGCGGCATCAACGTGTCGGGCGGACTGACCGGCATGGGTCTGCACTCTGGCGGCTGGGTGCCAGGATCGGACCCGGGCTATGACAACGTCCCCGCGATGCTGGCAGGCCAAGAGTTCGTGCTCAACTCCGGCGTCTCGCGCAAGCTGCGCCAGCAAGCGTCGGGGTTCCTTGAAGCGTTGAACGCGGGCCGAATCAAGCCGTCGGACCTCGCGCAGTTCGGCGGGCCACGCGGGTCGATCAGCTTGCCCAACTCGCGCAACGATGGCGGGACCATCCGCGCGTCGTCGATGTCCCGCGGCGGGGGATCTGCCTTCGCTGTCGTGGTGGAAGATAAGCAGGCCGCCGATAGGCTCGTCAGCGGTGACGGCCGCGACGTTTTGAACGCCGGGGTGCGCAAGATCATGAGGGACCAATGACGAACACACACCCGGCCGAATCGATCGGCGCACGCGGCACGGTCGTCGCGGTAATCACCAGCGCGGACGGCTCCAAGCGGTACTGGCACAGCTCGAACCGTATCGCTCACGCGGGGTCGCGGCACTACGCGCAACGCGCAGCAAGAGAGACGCCGAGCGAGTTCGTGGACGGTGGAGGCGTGCAGAATCTCGCGATGGTCCTGTGGGAGAACACGACTTTCGGGACGGCGGGAAACCCGTTCCAAAACCTGAACCTCCAGGACGGCGGCGTCATCGCAGCCTGGAATGCCGCCGCACCGTACACGACGACGTCGAAGATCAACATTGACAGCGGGTATCCGAAGACCGACGACAACGACGTTGACAACACCGGGTCGGGCCCGCTCGTGCTGACCTACCGCGGGACGTATGGCTCCAGCGCTGCGGTGTCGGCGAACATCCGCGGCGTCGCGCTCGTCAACCAGAGCTTCTCGCTGTCGTCGTGGTCGCTCGGCCAGCTTTTCTTTTCTGGCGCCTGGCTGTCCGGCGGCAGTGCGATCGAAAAGATCAGCGGCGAGACGCTCAAGGTCTTTGTCAACCACTCCATCAACTTGGGCTGAGCACATGATTGGCTGGCTAGAGATCGAGACCCACGACGAGGCGACGGGCGAGCGAGGCAGCGCGCGGTGGGAGAACATCGTCACGGCTGCCGGCGCGGAGTATTATCTCCAGCGGTTCGCGAGCCAAACGCCGACGAACTTTGTGAACGGGGCAGGCGCGTTCGATGGCGTTCTTGAGCTTGGGACTGCGGGCAACGTGCCGAATAGCGCGAGCACGCGCGCGAATATGACCACGAAGGTCGCGGGGTCGCAACGCGCATGCGATGGTGGGTTCCCCAAGACGGACGACGATGACCCTTTGAACGTTCTCTTCGGCACTGCGATGCCCGACTCCGCATCGTCGCCAGCGATCGAGCAGACCGTGACTTATAAAGTGAGCTATCCGGCCGGCACGTTCACTGCCACGGCAGTCGACCGCGCGATCTTGACCAACCCGTCGCCTGGTGCGAGTGAGCCCGTTGTCGCGTACACCACGGGGACGGCTTTCACGGTCAACAGCAGCACGGCCGTCGTGGTGCGCTGGAATCACCGCATCCAGGCGGTGGTTTGACACATGGCGGGTCTGCCCATCCGCGTCATCCGTGGGGTCGCAGACTTCACAGGCTCGCCGTCACCGCAGTCGGTGGTGGTCAGCCTCGGCACGACCATAGACGTCACGCGCTCGTTCGTGCGCGTCACGGGCACGATGCACTCGTCGGCTGGCGCGATCGGCGGGCAAGCTTCCGCGACGACGCTGCGCGACTTCTCGGTGCGCGCGGTCATCGGGCCCAACGACGTGCGGATCCTGCGCCCGGCTGGCGGGCTGGCGTCACAGATCGTCGCCTACTTTGAGGTTTGGGAATACACGGGCCCGATCGGCGGCGAACACGAGTTCAAGGTCGTGGCTGGCCCGTATCAGACCGCGATCCCTAACGGCCAAACAGAGTCCATCGTCCCGGTATTTCTTGCCCCTGGCGTGAACCTATCGAAGTGCGTGCCGATCCTCATGGCGCAGATGTCGGCGCTCGACGAACAAAGCGCCCAGAACCTGCACTGCACTCTCTTCTTCACCACCACGACCGTCGGCTCGGATTCCGCAGGGACGGTCCTGATCCAGCGCGCGGGTAGTCAGGGGCTCGTCACAGTGGCGTGGGTCCTCGTCGAGTTCTCGGGCTCCGCGTGGCTCGTCAGCAATCGGGGTGAAGTCGTGCCGGGCGCTGCGAAGGTCTTCGAGCCGGCGGTGGATTGGGCGCACACCATCGCGTTCTCCACGTTCCGGCACGCCAGCCCGAACGTGAACGCGGGCAGCTACGTCCTCGATCATCCGCTCGGCACCAACAATCAACTTCAACTGTCGCAGAACGGCGCGGCAGATACGACCGGAGCGCGGGCTTTCGTCTACCTCCTCTCGAACCCCGATCTCGAAGTGTTCCACGCTTCATGGATCACCGAGGACCCGCTGGTTCTTCCTACGGGCACCGCGGGCACCGCGCAAACGGTCACGAGGATCGCCACAGACTTCGCCGTCCCGTTCCGCGCACTAAAGCTCGCGACGACCGGCATGATCGCGACGGCGACAGTGTCCGGCGCAACGCCCAGCGCACCGCGGCAGCACTTCGCCTATCGCATCTCCGACACGGACGAGATCCAGTTCTTTCGCGGGTACGCTGGTACGAATGCGTGGGCCACGATTCAGCTCGTGTACTTCGAGCCGGAAGCCTTCGCGCTGCTCGATCAGGCCACGATCGTCGATTCGTGGACGAGCGTCGAGAACATCAACGTCGCCTTCAACGACCTCGCGCGGTCGATCGAAGCGGGCTTGGCCGTCTCCGGCGCACCAAGTGCAGGCGGAGGGAGCACGGTAGAGATCGTGCGCGTTCTCGACACCTGGGAAGCGACGCTCGATCAAGGCATCGTGACGCCGCCGCCGCCGGAAAGCTCCATCGACTTCCTGCGCGCCAACTGGTCCGTTGCGGTCGTGGTAGAGACGGCAGAAGTCACCGACGTCGCGCGCGCAGGATCGTCTGCGGTCGAGGAACGCGTAGGGCTTCTCGATCGCCCTCGCCGCAGGTTTGGCGTGCAGATGACCGGCATCGACGCGGCGCGTTCCGCGGAGTTCCGGGTCAACATGACCCGCGCAACCCAAGGCGATTTCGATCTCCCGGTCTACTCAGACTTCGCGTCAACGACGGCATCGAGCAGCGGGACGACGATCTTTTGCTCGCCGAGTGACCGGCGATTTGTGGCGGGCGGCCGCTTCATCCTCCACACCTACGCGGACGGCTGGCCGACCGCTGCGCAGACCGGAACCATTGTCACGGTCCAGAGCGACCGGCTAACCATCGCCGATGCGCTGGTCGGATCGTTCCCCGAGCGCTCGCGCGTGTACCCTCTCGCGCGCTGCCGGCCGGTAATCGGCATGCCGGTCGTCGCGATCACCGACGGGATTGTCCAGATCGACTTCGAGGCCAGAGAGCTTGAAGCGCCGAGCGCATTCCCTGCTCGCTCGCTTCCGGCTGACGCGCAGATCTATCGCGGCTGGCCCGTGCTCGCGGTCGCCCCCGACTGGGGCCAGGCTCCATCGATGTCGCTGGGCCGCGAGGTCGAAACCGAGAACATCGGGACATCGTCCTACGACCAGTTCTTGTCCGTCGAGACGGGCGCAGACGCAGAGCTGGCGTACTCGTTCCTCAGCCGCTCGGACGCCTGGCACGCGCTATCGATCCTGGAGAGCCGACGCGGCAGGGCGTTGCCCTTCTGGGCTCTCGGCCCGCAGTCCATCGGCACGGTGCTGGCGATCACGGCCAGCAACATCACGGTCGCAGGCGACTACGACACGACCAACGTCGCGCAGACGTACCGGTATCTCGCGCTCCAGCTCAAAGGCGCTGCGCCCATCCTCGTCGACATCGAGTCGGTCCAGTCGCCGGTCTCGGGCCAGCTAGTCCTTTCCTTCAGCGAGGACCTCACCCTTGCTCCGCCCCTCGACCAGTTGCTCCGCGTGACTCCCGCGCACCTGGTGCGGATGGCTGCGGACGTGCTGCGCGAGGAGTGGGTCACCGATAGCATCTGCACGATTACCCTGGCGGTCGAAGACACCCGCGCCGAGCCGGCATCCATCGACATCCTCGGGTTCGTGGAGCCCGCGTCCTCTGCGACGGGAGCGGTCGACGGCACGCCGGACCTGTGGGCCTACATCGACTCGACCAAGAACGCCCTGCGAGCGGCGACGCCCACCACCACGAACCCGGCAGACCCCGCGAACGGCGCGCTGACCGAGGCCGAGCTTTGGCCGCGACTCGACAGCGCCGTCCACTACTGGGCCGACGTGCGCTTTGACCCCTCTGTTCCTAGCGCTCCCGGCCTGCGTGCCATGGTGCCGATCCTCAGCGTTCTGCCGGTTCCCGCGATGCGGCTGTTGCGGACGACCGGGTCCACCGGCGTCGCGACTGGCACCACGGACAAGGCGAGCCTCGGAACGCCTAGCATCGTGCGGCTCGGTTCCGCCACGCACCGCATGCTCTTTCTGGAAGCCGACAGCGGTACGCCATCAGCCGCACCGTGGGGCACTACCGGCGTCACGTTCTTCCTGCACATGAACACGCCGCCCGCGGCACTCGACCCGCTATCGGGCGCGGGAGACATCATCTCTTACCTGGGCTCCTCTGGGCCAGATACCTTTGCGCTCCAGCTCGGGCGCATCCGCATGTTCGCTCAGGAGCTGCCGTCTGCGTCACTGCCCGCGGGCCAGAATGCGGTCTATGCAGACCTGTTCGATGGCAACCGCAAGCTCATCGTCTACCGCGTCGAGCTGGGAGTCGCTCAAACCTTGTGGGTCGATGGCATCCAGCGCGCCATCACCAGCGCGCCGTCCGCCATCAACGGCGTGGATACGACCCTCACGCGGTGGTTCAGGTGGATGGGATACCCGCTTGGCTCGACCACGGACGGCCCGTCCCTTAGTGTTGGCACGCAGATGCAACTCAACGCCGTTGCGGTCTACTCGCGCGCGATCAGCATCGACGAACTGAATGCCGTCGGCTCAGCGCTCGCGGCCAGACACGGCACGGACTGGAGCGCGATCGTCTAATGGTCCAACCGCAGCTAGTCATCCGCTACCAGCCGGGGCACGTCTACCAGACGACCGACGCGGCGTTGCTCGCGAACGAGATCGATGCGCGCCTGTGTGCGACCGTCTTCTACCGCACCGACATTCCTGCTCCGGTCGGCGGTCGCAAGGGCACCATCGAAGTCCAGGGCGGTGGCGCGTTCGCCACGTCGGGCAGGCCAATCGAGGACCTCGACGTCGCGCTCCCGACTAGCAGCGCGTTCCACTACTTGTCCCGCCTGTACCAGGAAGGGCACGCGGTCATCTCCATCGGCTACATGGTGCAGGTGCTCGTTGGCGATACGGGCGACGCGGCCGCGCCTGGGACAATCTACTTCGCAACTTCGGCGGCAGCAGATGCGGCGATCCCTGGGCGGGGCGCGTTTGACCCCAGCCAATGGAAGTACGCGCCGCTTGGGCACAAGCTCAGGCTCGACGCGAGCAAGCTCACCCGCTACAGCGCCGAGCATTGCATGGTTCACCTCGTCCAGTGGATCGCGACCTTTGGGTCGCTCGCTGGGCTCTCGCAAGATGTCGCGAACGACTGGGTGACGACGGGACGCAGCTTCGGCGCGCACCTCGGGCAGTTCCTTGCGCTCGGATGCGACCGCGCAGATCCCGATGCGCTCGCGGCGAGCCGGTACTCGAAGTCGACGCGACTGCGCGGCGTTTTGAACCAACAGAACGTCTCGACTTGGAACGTCTACATCGGCAGCGGATTCATCCCGCATTGGACCGACTACGCAGGCGCGCTCGTCAAGACGATCGGCGGTGCGAAGGCGCAGACCGGCCCAAGCTCAGAAGACCAGATCGACCTAGCGTCCGCGCTCTACCACGCCTTCATTGATCCCGCAGTCGCCGAGGCGAACGCAGTCGTGCCGGTGTGCCTCCTCGCAGGCAACATTCCGACCGCCGGAAATCCCGGTTACACATACGCGGAGTTCGAGACATACGGGTTGACTACCGCGTTGAACGCGCACCCCATGTGCGGCGTGATCGCGATGGAGCTTGCGCTCAAGGCGCTGACGCCGCCGGCAGGCCAAGCAAATATCCACCTCACTGTGTCGAGGTTCTTCGCTGGGTCGCCTGGTGCGGAAGAGTGGACAGCCGAGGCGCTCGCGTTCCTGCTGCCGCTGCTGGAGCAACCCGAGGAACCGCGGCAACCGCCGACGGGCGGCCAATCGCTGACCTCGAAGTTCTCGACGGTTGCGGTCCGGTTCTCTTGGGTCGGCGGGGCGTTGAACCTCGCGCGGCAAGTCTCCGGCGCGCTCGGCTACACCGTAGTCCCGGACCTCGACGTCCGCATCCCCGTCGACGCTCCAGGGATCGTGCAGGACCCTCTGCGCATCGACGTCCCGGCGTCCATCGCACTGTTCGCACAGCTCGCCGATGGCAAGCGCCATCCATTGATTGACGTCCAGGTGGTCGAGATCCGATCGGGCGCGGACGGCGTCGCATACGACGAGCGAGTTCTATGGGCCGGGCATGTCGACGTCGTGACGGGAAACCCGAAAGGCCGCACGGGTCGCGTGCTGGTCGAGTGCTTGGACGAGCTGGGGCTGACCGAAGGCGCGGTTCTCGGCATCGCTGCGAATCAGTTTTGCCAGCGCCAGTTCGGCCGAGGCTTCTGTCGCTCTGCCGCGGTCGTGATCGAGGACCTTGTGCAGCAGGGTCAGATTCAGTCGATCAGCGGCTCGACGGTCACTATCGCGGGACTGACGCCCGGCTCTTACGCGACCTACTACCAGCACGGGTGGGTCGAGTACCAGGGCGCGCGCATCGGCGTCCGCAAGTGGAGCACAGACGCGCCGTCGACGTTTGTGCTGCGCGATGACGTGCCGATCGAGTGGCTCAACGCGACCGTCGACGTGGCGCCAGGGTGCGACAAGACGAGCGCCAACTGCAAAGCATACCTCAACGCGGATCGGTTCCTCGCGCCGGGGCTGCTCATGCCCGAGTACGCACCCCACTACCAGCAGTCGCCAAAATGAAGATCCGCCGCGCGCCGCAGTTCACGAGCGAAACTGGCGTGATCAACTTCGTTGCGTTGCTCGTGGGGCTCGCTCTCTCGTTCATCTCCGCACGGCTCGCTGCGCGCAGACCTCAGCCGCCGTTCCAGGATGCGCCGACACCGATCACGAGCCGGGGCGCGCGGGTCCCGGTCATCATCGGACGCCGATCAGTTCCCGCGATACACGCGGCAGTCGGGCTGCGCACGCAGGTCGGTTCGTCGGGCCCCGACTATCGCGAGGAGGCTTGGCACATCCTCGCAGTCGGGCCCATGCGCGCGATCCACGGGATCTTTCAGGAAGGCTCGCCGATCAACCCGGGGCTCAGCGCGAAAATCTTCCCTATCACTCCAGCGACGCACCCCAGCGGCACGCTGATCTTCATTTCAGGCTACGGGCGGTTTTTCACGCAGTGGGGCGAAGAGACGCAGCCCGTCGACGCGTTGCTGTCCAAGCTGACCGGCATCGCGAGCAACTGGGCCGAGATCGGCGGCCTGATCTATCGCACAGAGATCAGCGGCGAGGGCTCGGGAAAGATCCTGGGGCCGAGTCCGTTTTGGCCGACGATCTCACACGACGTCGAGGTAGGGATCCAGCGCGTAGGGCTTTTCAAGAGCGCGCCGTACTGGGAGCGCATCGACCAGCCGAACACCGCGGCAGCGGCCGCCGCGAAGGGGTTCGCGACCACTCCGAGCGGCGGCTCTCCCTATAACGGCAACTGGATTTATGTTCCGCCCGACAAGGGGCTGGCGTTCATCGTCGGCAAGAATGTGCTGGTGACCGGAGCGCAAAACCTCCAACTCGTCAGCACGCCGGGGCTCAACGGCGAATACAAGCTGCTCGTCAAGTTCCCGATCACGGCCGACGACAATCAGGACCCGAGCTATCTTGGTTGGTGGCGTCTTCAGATGATCCCATCACAAGACTGGGACTCTAGGACCGCGACGCTTACGCCGTTCGAGACCTTGCAGCACAGCGGGGCAAACCCCGCGCACGCGATCTACCAGATCCTGTTCGGCGGCTGGCCTCATGGCATGGCGCTGCGCAAATCCAAGTTCGACCTGGAGTCGCTTGAGCAGATCGGCGTTTACTTCGAGGCACATCCCGCGCCGGTCAACGTAGTCGGGCACGACGGCCTCACCGTCGAGGGGCTCATGACGCGCATCATGATGGACCACGGCATTGTGCGCACATTGTCCCGGGACGGTCGCATCCGGTTCGTCCTCATGCGCGCGCCTGCGCCTGCCGACATCGCGGTCATCCCCGCCGATGCCATTCTCGCGCCGCTGCCCGAAATGCAGAACCAGCAAGGGCGCGTTCCAACGACGCGCGCGATGTTCGAGTTCGCCGACGTCGAACGCAGCTTCACAACGAACGTCATCCCGATAGTCAACGATGGCGATGCGCACCTCGTCGACTTCCCCAAAGACGTCAGGGTAACGATTCACACCGCGACCGACTTCAAAACGGCCAGCGAGATCGCGCAGCGCAAGGCGCAGGAGCATCTTTCGCGCGCGCGTGGAGGGGAGGTCTTCCTCGGCCGCGCGGCTCGAGATCTCGCCAACGGCCAGGTCGTTGCGCTGACAGGCTACGCCGGGACATGGCGTGTGCTCGGCATCGGGCGCGACGCGCTGTCGTCCCGCACGCGCGTGCAACTCGTCAAAGACATCTACGACGTCTCGCCCGCATTCGTGGTCACTGACCCGGGTGCAGGCGGCGGCGGTGGTGGAGGCGGTGGCGGTGGGGCCGAACCGCTCCAGGCGGACTTCGCTCAGGCTGCGATCGAGGTGCCCCCGTGGTGGGGGTCCGCGCCAGGAACCCAACGCGCGATGCTTGCGCGAGTCCGCGCGACCACGATCGCTATATCCTCCCAGGTCTACACAAGCGCCACGTCGCAGGGGATCGCTACGCCGATCGGCTCGCCGCAGTCGTCGTTTGCCGGCGTGCGCTTGTCCGCAGCTCTGCCCGCTGCAACGACGCCCATCCTGGGGTATCCCGGGCACGCTGCGGGTCCCGCGGCTTATCTCGTGGGGGTGGGCACGCAAGCAGCGGTCGATCTGTCCGCCGACACCACCGCATGGCTGACCGGGACGCAGGTCGCCATCATCGGCGGCGGCCCGCAGGCTGAGGTGTGCTTCCTGCGCTCGCTCACATCTACCGGCGGAGGAGGCTACACGCTTGACGGTCTGGTTCGTGCTCGATACGACACGGTCCAGCAAGCGTGGCCCGCCGACACAATGGTGTACATCGGACCGCGCGTCGAGCTTGAGCTGCTGACGTCCGCCACGTTCGCGCCGGGGTTGACGCGATATTTCAAGGCGCCCGCACAAAGCGCGACCGAGTCTTTGACTCTCGCCGACGCGGACGAGGTAGCACACACCTTCCGCGGCGCGAACGTCGTACCCATCGCCGTCGGCGCGCTGCGCGGATACCCCGGCGGGCTCGGCCTGAACGTGCCAGCGTTCCGCGTCGGCGACACCCTTGAGTTCGCCTGGCACCAGCGGCGCGCAGACCTCACGGCGGGATACGGGCAGGAACCCTACGGCAGCGTGCATACGTCGCCGCCGGTCGTCGGCGTGATGATCCATCGGATCTACGCAGACGACCTCGGAGCGCCAGCAGCAAGCCCGGTGCTCGTCGTGGATCAGGGCGCGACCATCGGCGCAATCTTCACCTACGCGCAGCTTTTCACCAATGCCGGCGCGCCGCTAGAGTCGCTCACCACGCACCAGGATCGCGCGTTCTGGTTTTCGGTCGTCCACCAGATCTCGGGAGTCAACTCGCCCGAGGTCTTCACCCAAATGACGCCAGTCTGAGGATCAGATGCCCCGCCCGGTTCTGCCCACAATCAACGTCGGTTCCAGCGGATGGGGCCCTCTTGTGACCCAAGCGCTTGCGCAGGTCTACACCACACCGTACCCGTTGCCAGAGCACGTCGGCGACGAGAGCGACCTGCCCGACGCGACGATCTACGACCGCTGCGTAGTTTGGGTAGAGCACACCGAACTCGGCTGGGTTCTCTACCACGCGAACGGCGGCGTTTGGCTGCCGCTCATGCAGCCACCGACCATCGCGCTGCGGCGGTGGGTCTTCGAAGACTTCTACAACTATTCGGCTGGCTCTGGCGGCGCGCACCCTTTCACTTTAACGCTGCTCGCAAGCGGCTCGGCTGTCGCTACGGCGCTCGCGGGCATGACGGGCGCGGTTCGCATCGCGAGCGCAGCCAGCGCGAACAGCGGCGTCATCGCGCGCACGCTAGACGTCGCGACCATCCTCGGGGAACCTGGGGCGGCATGCGTTGCCATCGCGGCATACACCGGCGCGTTTGCCACCGCATCGCTTGTCCGGCTGGGGTTCATCGACACGACGAACCACGCCGACTGCGTCGACGGGGCATACTTCGAGCTTGCTAGCGGCGCGCTTGCGGCAAAGACCGCCAGCAACAGCGTGCGGACGACGAGCGGCACAACGTTCACGCCGCTTTCAGGCGTGATCTATCGGCACGTCATCCGCTACGTGAGCACCGCCTCTGTCCGGTTCCGGATCTACGATCACCTCACCGGAGTGAAGGTCTACGATCAGACCATCGCGACAAACGTTGCAACAGGCACGTCCCGCGCGTTCGGCGTCGGCGCGGTTGCGACAACGACAACGTCGGCGGCAGCCAACCACCTATGGGTCGACGGCATGGGGTTCGGGCCCGCCTTGCCGGCGGAGTTCCTGTCATGAGCATGAGAAACGAAATCGGCGAAGAGACTCGCGTCAGCATGAAACTTATTATGTGGGGCGCGGGGGTCATGCTCGCGATCATGTCTCCCGCGCTCGCTCTCGCGTTGCGCGCGTCGATCCAGATCGGAGGCGTCGCGTCCGACATGCGCAGCCTCTACGAGTCGGCGCAGCGCACGGAGATACACACCGGCGAGACGGCGCGCGCACTACACGCGCTCGACAAACGGTACGAGGGCGACGCTGCGCGGGTCGACGGCCGCTTGCTGAACCTGGAGCGCCGGCAAACCGACATCGTGGAAAGGGTTCGCATAATCGAGGTGAAGTCTCCAAAATGATGCAGAGGTCGCTACCATCCTGGATACTTGTCGCGCTACTTTCGGCCGGGTTCGTCGCGAATCTCGGGCTCTACGCGGCGATGGGCCGAATCGACGCAAACCTCACCGCGGCCAGAACGGCAAGCATGCAGACGATAACGATCGAATGGCTGAGCGAAGGCGCGAGCGTCACGGTGACGACCCCGAGGCTATCGTTTGGCGATCCGGTAGAAGAGTGGGCCGCGCGACATCGCGCAGCCGTTGACGCCATGGAAGCGGAGTTCCCGCAGGACTGACATGTTCCAAGCAATCGGGCAGAAGGGCATTACATCCACCGAGTTCTGGGCCTTCATGGCCGGGGTCGGGGCAATCACAGAGCTACAGGCTCCCGCGTGGCCCATCGCGGCAATGTTCGCGGCCTACGCTTTGGGCCGATCCGTCATCAAGACCTGGGGGCCGGCAAGCACCGAGGTTGAATCATGAGACGGCGAGAACTTGAGCTTCGCACCGGGCAAAAGATTGCCGGCGCAATCGCAACGATCGTCATCGTCCTCGTCGCGGCTGCAGCGCTCGGCGGATGCGCTGGCGCGCGGCAATGGTGGGACGCGCCCATCGATCCGAATGCGCAAGCGCCAGACCCCGGCGCCCCGGTCGTCATCGAGATCCCCGGCGGCGGTGGAGTGATCTACACGCCTCCGCCCGTCGAAGAGCCTGCAACCCGCGGCGAGCTGGTCGAGCAAGGCGCGGTCGCCACGGTCGCGGTGCTCGTCGGCGCGCCGGCTGCGGCTGCTTTGGCCGCGCTGCTGGCTCTGTGGCGGCGCAAGACTCCGGGCCCGAAGCCGGTGCAGCCGTGATGCTCCTCGCTGCGGCGGTGGGCTACCTGCTCCTCACCGCGTGGTGCGGGTCCCGGATCGGGCGCTTCCTGCGCTGATCCGTTGGCCGCGCTGGCTCAGAATGGCAGGATGAGCCTCTCCCCCCTAGAAGGAGACCCCGTTGGCTGCTCCGCGGGTGTGGGGCCGAGCATTCGTCCATGGTGCTCGGCCCCACTCTATTCCCGCCTAGCGCGCGGCGGACTCGCGCGTCGCCATCCAGGTGAGATACCGCGCCTTGTCGCGTTTCGCCTTGGCGCTCTTGTTCTGAGCCAGTTTGTCCGCGCGCCCAGGGCTCAGCTCTTCCTCGCGCGCAATGGCCTGGTATCGCGCGTCGAACAGCGCGGCAAGATCCAGCGACCGCATGGGCGACGGCCAGACGTAGCGCATTTGCGGCGCAATGCTGTCCATCTTCGTGCGCAGCGCGGCTGCGGCATCGACGTGCCCGCGGACGAGCGCGATCTCCCTCGCGTGCATGAGGGTGCTGTAGACCTCTCGCAGCGCATTGTTGACGCGTGCCGCGTCGACTTGCCATTCGGCGGACTTCATCGCAGCATCTCCTCGATGGGGTCCAGCGCATCGGCGCCATATCCTCGGTCAGGGTCGCCGCACTCGCGCGCGCGCGCAGCCACCGCATACGCCCAGCGCATGAAGTCCTCGATCTCAGACGTTGGAACCGTGCGGCATTCGGGATCCGCCATGCGCTTGAAGAGCTGCACGAGCGCAGCTTCGTCCCTCATCGAGTGGTAGATGACGAGGACCTCGCGAGCCCTGCGATAGAGCACCTCGGCGGTGGTGCCGGGCATCCAGCCCGCGTAGCATGCGCGCTGCACGCTCGCAGGCAAGCGCGCGACTGCGTCGTCCATCGCAGCGACGTCGAGCCCGAGCTTGCGCGAAGCGAATCGCATCATGGCCATCGTCTGGCTCACGGGACCACCTGCGCGGGCGGGCCGAGCACCACTTCGAGGGTCGCCCAGCTCTCGGCCTGGCCCGACACCGTGAGCGTGCCCACGTCCTGGTTGAGCGGGACGCTCCCGACGCGGACCTTCTTGGCGCGCTCGAGACCCCCGAAGGCTCCGTGGATGTTGGCCTCGTCGGACGATGGGCCAGGCATGTCGATGTGCGCGACATCGATCGACGAAAGCATGATCGGCTCCCGGTCGGGCCGAAAGAAAGTCTCCGTCGTCGTGCTCAGCGCCGGGGTGCGCACGTCGAAGCGCCCGATGTGGCGCCCGCTGGGGAGCTTGTGAACCCCGCCATTTGCCGAGTCGGGCTCGCCCCACGCCACGATTAGAGCGTTGTGGGACCAGTCGATCTTGTGCGTGTCCAGCTCAGACACGAATGTAGGGTTTTCGATCAGGACGGTCCCGCCGTGGCCGGACACGGTGATGCACCCGCCGCCGCCTCCAGACAAAAACTTGTCCGCGATATCGAATGTGCAATCTCGCAGGTGGATCGTGCCGTACGACGGCGGGCCTTCAAGGACACGGTTCGTGTGCTGGATGCCGCACCGACGGCTGACCGGGAAATGCACGCGACGCGCGTAGATCCCGCCCTGGGTGTTCTTGACGTAGAGCATGTGCTCTTGGACTGTGGCCGTGCCTCCCACATCCACAAACCCAAGGCGCCCCTCGCGGTACATGTTGGCGTGCCACTTCTGGGGGCTGCCGCCGTAATCGCCTCCAGAACTCGCCGATTCAAGCTCGACCGACGAGAAGATCCTGGGGGTGCCGATCGCCACAGACATGTGTATGGCTATCGCGTTCGCCCCCTCCGCGTAAACGGTGTGGTTGTGCACCCAGGTGGCCATGCCACCTGTGCCCACGGAGACGAATCCGAGGCTGGCGCCGCCGCGGATGAGCACCGGTCCCGCGTGGCTTTTGGCGACCGATGATGCGCTGGTTTGCCCACACTTCCACCCGACCGGGTAGGGGCCTCCCTCGCCCACTTCGACTTCGACGATGCCCCAGGGCCCCGCCAGATTGGCGGCGTGCCCAAGATGGCTCGCCTTGTTGAGCGCGATGCCCGGGGATCCGTGGACCGAACCGTACCAGGCGCCGGAAGCGTGGAACACTACCACGGTCTTGCCGGTGAAGAACTGCACAGGGTCGGTGCCCTCGCGGACGGCTGCCAGGAACCCTTCACGGTCCACTTGGTCCCCGCCCGGCAGCGCGAGGAAGTCATCCGCGAGCAGTTGGGCGACGTCCTCGTGATGTCCCCATTCGTTGATCGGGCCACTGCCCGGCGGTTCGGTGACCTCCGGCGGATCAACGACGACAGGCGGAGCGATGACGGGGGGAGCGCCATAGAGCCGAAGGTCCTGCTCGCCGAGGATGCTGAACAGCATGTGCATTTCGGCTTTTAGCCCCGCGTGCTGGATCGGATTCAGCTCGTGGACGAGCTTGCCGACCGACATCCCGTAGTGCATCGCGAGCGCGCGCAGATGCGTGTTGTTGACTTCTTTGATGTTCATGTGGGAGCTGATGGGTGTTCGATGCCTAGACGCGACCGTCGCGCCGATGCGCTGCACGGCCATGCTACAGGTTGCGCGATCTAGGGTGCTGTTTCATCTGCGGAGCTGGCCCGGATATGCACCCCTTCGCCGGTCGATGCGAACCGCTTGCGCGCGCGCAAGTCCGTGATCTGCGCATCGTAGATCAGCCCGATGCACGCGTCTTCGACCAGTTTGACGAGATTCGTGAGGTCTGGCTTGCCCACGTGGTGCCGCCCGTTGTCGACCTTGTTGCCCGCGAACACAAACGTCAGGTCGATCCGCACGGGGCTGCCCGCAGCGAACAGCGGAGCGGTCAAGCCCCTCGCGATGAGCGCGCGACGCACTGCGGTCGCTACCGCTCCGAGCGCGTCCCGCGAGCGCTCAGGCGTCACCCCTCGAGCGCGTCCGCCGCGACCTGCGACGACCATCGCTCGAGCCAGCGGGACCGGGCGCCCAGGGACAAAGCATTCGAAGGCCAGCGAGTGGCTGATCATCGCGCGCCCTCCTGATCCGCCGCAGTCGTCCCGTCGTCGTACACCACGCGGTCGCGAAGGTCGTCGTCGTCTTCCTGCCCCGCTGCGTCTGGCGCCGCATCCGGTGCCGCGAGCAACTGGTGCCGCAGGTCGGCGATGCCCGGCTCGGCACGCCGCGCGGGCGAAGCGACGTCGCGCATGTCGTACTCCGTCGAGTCGGCCGCAGCCAAAGCTGAAGCGTCGTCGACGCTCATCGGGAGCCACTTCATCAGACGACGCACCGCCGTCTTCTTTGCCATCTCGTCCCAATCGGTCACCCACGGACCGGAGCGGGCGGCGCGCGACCGACCACGCACGCGCTCGACGTCGGCGACCGTCAGGACGACGAACTGTGAGCAGCCGTCCGTCAGTTTGGCGACGGCGTAGATGTACTGCACTCGCCGGTCACCCGCGGCGAGTGATGGCTTGTGCCTCAGCTGGGGCTCCAGCCCCATTTCATATTCGAACACGTCACCCTCGCGCACGACCTCCGCGTAGATCATCGAGACCTTCCCGGACCGTCGCGCCAGCGTCAAGAGCCCCCGATAACCGACAATCAGCGTGCAGTCCGCGCCGTACGGCACCAGGTACACGGAACCAAACGGATCCGGAGCGAGACCCAGCTCGCTGCACGTCATCACGCATTGCATGACCGAGACCGGCGTGCATTGCAGGATCTTCGGGTTGCGACTCACCGCTACCCCGACGATCTTCAGGAGCTTGTCAGCGCTCAAGTGCGCGGTCGCGATCTGCTCGATCGACTCGCGGCGCGTCTCCAGAAGTTGAACCAGCGCCGCGTTGGGGCTGAGCCCCGTGTTGTTGTTCACCATGTGATCTTCCTCTGCTTGCCGACCTTGTCATCCCACCGGAACACCCGGCAGGTCTCCTCACCGACCTTTGTGCGCTCGAACACTGAGCGCGTTTGCGTCTTCCAACTCGCGACCTTAATGCCCCCGATAAGCGCAGATTCGGCGCAGCCCATGCGCTGCATGATCGACGCTTTGATCTCGTCCAAAGCCGAGTCGGCGGTCTTTTTGGCTCGGATCGCAGCTTCAAGATCCTCCAGCAGGATCGACTCGACATCGACGGACGTGCTCGCCACCGTGTCGCGGTGCCATTCGCGCAAATGCGGCACGTCGTCGCCAGTCGCGGAAGGCTCGCGCCCATCGCGCACCGCGGCCCAGAAGTCTACCAGCCGCTCAAGGATCGCGCTCGCAATCGCCTCGTCCTTGTCGATGTCGTGCCACAGCAAACGCACGCCGCCGATCACCGCCGCGCACGTGTACCAGGTTGTGCCTGCGCACTCAGCTTGCCAGAGACCCTGGATCGTGACCGCGATCGGCGGCTCGTACTCCCACCGCCCCATCCCATAGGCCCAGTGCTTGAGCTCAAGCGTGGACGGCCCGCGATGAGCGTCGACCTGGATCGCATCAGGAGACGCGTGCAGTCCGCGGACGTGGGGATGCCGGAATATGATCGAAGAGCCTCCGAGGACCTGGATCTCCCTCCCAGTCCGGCGCACGTATCTGTGCGCGTTCGCTTCCTCGTAGGCCAAACCGGCTTCCTGCGCCTCGGTCTGCGCATCGTCGATCCCGCTGGTCCCTTCGTCGTCCTCCGGTGGGGGGATCGACGACGCGCGAGCCTTTCCAAGCTCCACGCGCAGCCGGTGGTACACCGACAGCGGGCTACCGTAGGAGGAATGCCCGAGGATGGCTGCGACATCGGACGCGCCGATGCTGCACCGCCGCGCCGCAAACCATTCGTCGCGCGTGGCGTAGGCCTCGAAGGCTCTCATTTGCGGATGCCTCCGCCGTCTCGGGTCTTTGCGCTCTGAGCGGCTTCGCGGATCAGACGCCGCACGACCCAAGCCTTGGTCCTGTCCAAAGAGTGCGCGATGGTCTCCAGATATTCCGATGTTTCCAGGTCCAGCTCCACGGTCATCCGCTTGCAGAAGTGCGCGGATTTCTTGGTCTTCTTCATTTGATTTCTCCTTTGCCCTTCTGATGGCCGCGGACCATTTCCAGCGCCATGCCGAACCCGATGGCTGCACAGCCGCCGATCGCGAGCATCGCGGCCGGATGAGCGAAGCCATAGACGCCGATGCAGACCAGGCCAGCGACCCATGCCGCCGCGCCTGCCCAGAGGATGAGGTCGACGGTGTGATTCATTGCAGCCTCTCAAGGCTGTCGATCACTTTGCTCAGCTCCTCGTGGAGCGGGCAGGGGAACTCACCGAGAAACGCCGCAGCTTCGTCCCTCGCTTCTACGCGCAAGCTGTAGGTTGCGCTGCGGATCTCGCGGAGGAACGTCTCGCGCCAAATGGTCAGGTTGCCCCTCAGGCTCAGCTTGATCCCCAACGGCTCCAATAGCTGCTGGAGGTCATGCCAGCTCCTCTCGATCCGGTAGCCTTTGCCCTCCGGGTCGCGCGGGTCGTGCAGATGGAGATCGTGGTGATTTGCACGGTCGTAGGTCACGACCAGCGCGGTCGCGCAGGATGGAGCAACGCTCAGGATCTGCACCAGTTTGCGTGCGCACTCCGAAGCCTTGCGGTAGTTGTCCAGTTTGCTCATACTCTCTCGTTCCTTGATTGGATGCGCGCCATCTCGATGGCGTCGCGGACTTCGTGTGCGAAAGACTCGCTCCACTTTGTTTTGTCGCCTTCCATGATCATTTCGAGCCCCGAAGGCGTGAGGAGCTTCTGGAGTTCCTTCCAGTCCTTTCCGACCCTGTAGCGGTTTCCCTCCTGATCGCGCAGATAGTAGTTGGACCGGTACGCGTAGTGCATGCCCACGAAGATCTCGCGGCCTGATTCAACGCTCAAAACGGTCCCCAGGACGTGCGCAACGCGGGCAAATTCTTGGATGTCGTCCAGTTCGCTCACTTAGATCCTCCCTCATCTGCCGCGCGCTTGGCACGGTCCGCCATAGATGCTTTGCGCGCAGCGGTCAGCTCGTCCAGGACCACAAAAAAGTACAGGTCGCGAGCAGCGTAGATCGTGGCAAAGGACGGACCCTCCGGGATGTCGAGTTCGTCGAAGTCGCGCAGGTATTGGCTCAGCCGCCTTTCGTATGTTGGCACCGGGCGCGGATGCTGCACCGGGCGCGTGGGGGTCAGCGTCGGGCGCTTGATCGAGCCGCCTCGCCCGGCCCCGCGCTTGATCTCGCCTTCGACGATGAGGAGGTCCCGCGCTCTGTTGTAGTCGTCTTTGGGCACTTCGACGCTGAGCCCTTGGGAGACTAGCCCCCGGCACCGCACGTTGCCGATGGCGCTTCCGTCGGCAGGTAGCAGCCCCAGGATCGCCCGCTTGATTTGGTCGTTCATTTGCTTTCTCCTTTGCCTTTTTGATCCTCGTGGCCGAAGCCAGGGGTTTGTGGTTTGTGGTCAGTTGTCGAAGTCGTCGTCGTCCGGCTCGCGGACTTCCGTCAGCTCGCCGCAGTCTGGGCATTCTTCGGGTTCTTCGGGGTCATCCCCTTCGCCGGGATCATCTTCCCACC